CACAAACTTTTGACGGGGCGGCGCACACGCGGCAGCGCACTAGTGTAGGCTCGCGGCGTTGCGTTTTAGATGTCTGAAATTCAGACGGGGTTGCTTGACTTGAACTTGCCCCATATGTTAGACTTATCCCACTAGGCAAGAGATATAAACAGAATTCGTTGTCTGAAATTCAGACACTTAGATTAAGGAGATGATATGTCTGACCTAACTTGGCTAGATGACTTCGCTTCTGAATTAAAGTCGGAAGCGTGGAAGATTAAAGAGAAGCGCATGAAAGAAATTTACGATAATATCGTGAACCCTAGACGAGATGATGAAGCAGAGAGTAGAGAGCGTAGGAGATTGCTAGGGCTTGACTAGTCTGACCGCATATGCTAGACTTGGGGCATACCGAGAGATAAGTCACACTTGCGGTTAGTGTGACCGCCAGCGCGTTCAAGGCGCGTTCGTAGGTTCAATTCCTACGCTGGCACTAGTGTCTGAAATTCAGACACTTAATAAACAAGGAGATGCAAGTGAAGTTAATTCAGTTACAAGTAAGTGAGTGGGGCATAGACCTACAAACTTACTTCGGAGATATATTCCTACCGCACCGAACATGGATGCTGGCGTTAGGTATCGTGGTGGTGCTTCGCACCGCTAAACTAGTTCGAAAGGCGTGGAAATAATGGCAAAAAAGAAACGCGAACTAGGCGAGATTAGCCAAGAAGATTTGTCGGCACTTCGCGACATAGCGGAAGTTATGACCATGGAAGCGTTTAGCGTTAACCAATTAGTCGGAATGTTAGAAGATGCATGGGTATTAGGTCATAATCAAGGTTATGAAGATGCCAATACTGAAAGGGATAGTCTATGAGCCGTTACTATGAACTTATTAAGCACGGCTGGGAAGGTAACGAGCATCATGGTTTCTTCAAGTCCATTGAAGATTGCTTGATGCACCGAGACGAGTGGAGTGGCATCTCGGATAAAGATATAGTCGTATGGGACTTTATTGACGGACTACCAGTTAAGGCTGGCAAAGTTAATGTGATATTCGACGAGTTTGATGAGTATTTCGAGCGCGATAAACCAACATTGGATACTCATGCTATGAGTGAAGAAGTCTTTGGTTATACCATTGAGTATTACACTTTTGATGATGGCGTGGTTACACTAGTGAAAACTCAAGGAGTGTAAGATGCGACTAGAAATTAACGAGCGTGAGTGGAGTGTTATCGTAGGCGCTCTCCGCGCACAAGAAGAAGCGCATAAACGCAATGACTTCAAAGCGCTAGTGCTTGAGATACAAGGCTTGCGCTCAAAGGTTAATGATGCTAGAATTGCTGATGCAATGAGCGCTAGCGCCATTCGCCAAGAGATAGACCAACTAATGTCTGAAATTCAGACACCGATTAAAGGATAGATAAATGAACGAAGAAGAAGAGCAACTAACTTGCGAGAGTTGCCAAGCGAGCATGGACGAAGACAGCGCTCATAGCACTCACGATAGTCGCTTAGTATGTTCAGATTGCGTTCTCTACTGCGAGAATTGCGAAACGGCTGGCGATGAAATGGATGACTGGGCGTCAGTAGACCAAGAGCGCTGGTGTCAGAGTTGCGCATACGACCAAGCCAATTACTGCGATGGTTGCAACGAATACACCACAGAATACATGCACCATGCAATAGATTCAGGTTTGTCGTATTGTGATGATTGCAGCGGTCATCTACATTACTGCGAAGACTGCGGTGAGAATTATGATTCAGGCACTTGTGAAGAGCATGACGGAAGCGCATCTGTTCACAATTATAGTTACCGCCCAGACCCTATCTTCCATACGACTGCCGATAACGAACGCTTGTTCTTTGGCTTCGAGTTGGAAATGGAGTTCAATAATCACAGCACTAGGCGAGAAGCAGCCGACTATGCTAGCGTAGCGCTAGATAATCAGGCTTATCTCAAGGAAGACGGCTCACTAGATACTGGCTTCGAATTAGTCACGCATCCAATGAGTTTCGAATACCTAATGGCAGAAGCCTATGAAGTGTGGGATGTAATCGGTAAACTTAATCGTGTCTATGATGCTCGTTCGTATCATACGAATACTTGTGGTTTCCATATCCACATATCTCGAACTGGTTTCAATGGTGGTGCGCATATGCACCGCTTCTTAAACCTTATCTACTCAAACGAGTTCCTATTCTCTAAACTTGCTGGTCGCAAGTCCGACCGCTGGGCTAAGTTTGATGATGTCGCTCAGATGAAACATGAGCGCGTCTATGACGAGCAAGGAAACTTTGCTGGCTACAATTCCATTCCGTTGGGTCGTAGTTTCAAGTCCAAGATTATGGACGGGCAAAGCACCGACCGCTACTCTGCGGTCAATACTCAAAACCGCGAAACACTAGAATTGCGTATCTTCAAAGGCACGCTATCTCAAACTGCACTAGCAGCCCACATCCAGTTGGCTCACGCTGCGGTCGAATACACACGCACACTCTCAGTTCTCGATGTCCGCAATGGTGCGCTCACATCCACCGAGTTCATCACCTATATCGAGACATGTAACAACACTCTTGGCATCTACAAAGACTTGTGGCAACGCCTAGAGCATAAGCAACTAGCACAGGCATCTGTCTGAAATTCAGACACTTAACAAAGGATAGAAATAAAAGATGTGTTTATTAGTAGTATCGTCGCCTAATGCGACACCTAAAAAATCAGAATTGCAGGTAGCATCTTGCAATAATCCGCATGGCTTCGGCTATGCAATGATTGCCGACGGCAAGATAATTACTGGTCGTGGCATGTCTTCCAAGAAGATGATTAAAGAATTCTTGGAACTGCGTAAGCAATACCCGAATGGTTGGGCTATGTTCCACGCTCGTTACGCTACACATGGCGTTAAGAATGAGCAGAATTGCCATCCGTTTCAGGTCGGCGGTCGCACCGATACCTACCTTGCCCACAATGGCGTGTTAGATATCAAGATTAACAATGGCGACAAGCGTAGCGATACGCGTGTCTTTGCCGAAGACACTTTGCCACATATCGGCGGTGTCCCTGCACTTGATGACGAGAATGTTCTCAAGTTAGTTAGCAAGTGGTCTAGCGGTAGCAAGATTGCAATTCTTACGACCGACCCACGCGCCGAATATGACTGCTACATTATCAACGAAGATGCTGGGCATTGGGATAATGCTGGCAACTGGTGGTCTAACTCGACCTACAAAGAATCTTCATGGCATTCTTACTGGTCTACTCAAGCCGATAAGGATTATGCAGAAGCCTACAAACTTGATGATGAGACGCGTGAGTGTCAATTCTGCGGTGCATTTGCCTTCGAAGATGCTAATCCTTACTATTGCGAGATGTGCTTAGGTTGCTTTGATTGCTCAGGCACACAAGGCGATACCTGCCTATGCTGGACGCCTGAGTATGACGCTCGCAAAGCGGTAGCGCGTGCTAATAGATTGGATTACGACTATGGCTTCTGATTGGCAAATGGTTGATGCCTATGTCACTCGCACTATCCTTGATAATGGAGAAGTGATATACTATGGCACGTTCAAGACTAAAGAAGAAGCCCAACAATGGGCAGACCAACTGATAAATGCAACTATTGAGACAATATACGCACCTGCGTATTCAAGGGGATGATAAAGTGAACGAAAGCGCTATGACTTACGAGTGGATGAGACAAGTTCTGCTCGACTATATTGAGATACTTACATCAGGCGAAGTGTCTGAAATTCAGACAGCCGTTAACTCGGCTTTAACTGATGCAAGGCTATTGCTTAATCGTATTGAGCAATCATTAGATGCTCTTATGGCAAAGGAGTTTGGTAAATGAGCGAGCAAGAAGTAACTATTTCCGAAGTGCGTAGCAAGTTTAACCTTGTAAAGTATTACGAATACACTACTGGTTGGTCGGCAGACTTATCGCTTGTCGATAAGGAAACTGGCGCAACTCATGACTTCAACCTATCTTGGGACAGAATCAATGGATATGATATTGAATTCCATAATCCTCTATCTGATACTCTTATAGATATGAAGAATAGACCTGAGTTCGAGTATGTATTAGACTGCATAATGAGAGAGGATGAAGATAGTGGCGACTGACGGCAAGGCTTTAATGTGGGATAGGTTCAAGATTTATCTAGCACCTACTGAATCACCCACTAAGTTTGAAGATGCTGCTTTATGTACCCAGCATCCTGACCCCGACATATGGTATGCTGAAGGTCTAGACGGAGAAGGTCGTGGTGGCAATCTCCAGTTGCGTATGCAAGTCAACATGACTAAAGCACACGAAGCACTTAGTATCTGCGCTCAATGTCCTAGCAAGAACACCTGCGCCGAAGAAGGTATGCGTGAAGAAAACTTGCATTGGGGTATTTGGGGCGGTACTATGGCTGGCGAGCGCCTGCTCAAGGCTGGCGTTCCTATTCTGTCTAGCGATAACAAGAACAAAGTTTCTTTCGCTAAGCGTATGCGAGAAAAGTATGGCTATCTATGAGTAAGGGAGTAGTAAATGCGTGACCCGTTATGGATGGAAGGTGACGACCCCGACTTCTGTGAAGATTGTGGTTGGGAACACGAAGAAGGTACTGATTGTCCCGAATCAGATGACCCTGACCGAATGTGGGACGAGTTAAATGAATGGGACGACGAGGAGACTGAATGAAAAAACTTGCCTTATTACTGATAGTCTTGTTTACTATCTTTGGCATACAGGAAACGCAATCACCTAAGCAGCCTGTGCGTGAAAAGGTATGGACAAAGGAAGATAGCAAGGCTTACGCGAGAGACAGGCTCGCTGTATGGACTTCAAAGCAATACTCATGCCTCAATAAATTATGGACTATGGAATCGCATTGGAATCCAAAGGCGTATAATCGCGTTAAGGTAATGGGCAGGAATGCTGGCGGTATTCCACAATTACTTGGCATGTCACCAAAGACATTGCCGACTGAGCAAATCGAGCGTGGCTTGGATTATATCTATTACCGATATACCACACCATGCAGGGCGCTTGCGTATCACTATAAACATGGGTGGTACTAATGCGCCCGACACAAACTTTTCGCGAAAGGAGATGCAATGCCAACTTATGATTACGAGTGTCCAGGCGAGGGCGACAAGCGCGAATTCAGCCTGCCATTCAACCATAAACCGCCAAAGTGCGAAACTTGCGGTGCAACCATGGTTCGTGTATACTCAGCAAATCCAGTTCACTTCAAGGGTGATGGCTGGTACTCAACAGGAGGATGATGACTAACTATAGTAAAGAAGAGATGGCATATCGCGAGCGACTGATTGCCAAGATTGAAAGTGCATTTAGCGAGTTAGATGATGAAGTGTCTGAAATTCAGACACCTAAACTAAAGGTGGTTAAATGAGTCTATCCAACTGGGATATAGACTTTCGTGACGGCGCATTGGGTGAGCAGACTGTTGCTCGCCTGATGTCCGCCGAAACGATTGAAGTCAAAACTGATAGGCGCTGGTTTGAGACTGGCAATGTCTATATAGAAACTGATTGTTGGTATCAGAATGAGCAGAAGTTTAAGCCGTCTGGTATTAGTGTTTCAAAAGCAAGTCATTGGGCATTCGTGCTTGAAGAGGCTGTATTGATTGTTCCACTAGATGTTCTAAAGCGTGCGGTTAATGACATCGGTTCACCAATCACTTGTGACATACCCCCGAATCCATCGAGGGGTGTCTTAATTAAAGTCAATTCGCTACTAGATTATGTAGCGAACGACATGCGTGAATGGGTTCGTGCTATGGCTTACTATGAATCTTACATGGAGCCAGAAGGTGAACCTAGCGAGGAGGTTCAGAACTGGCTCAACGAGTAAGATATTACTTAGAGTTAAGCATTGTCCCCGTAGGAATAATACTCTTCTGGAACATTGGCTGGACTTTGCTCTTCCGTCTGCTCAGACTTATCAATCGTTGGTGAGTCTGGCTCATAGTACGGTTTGAAACCACCAATTCTATTGATGAGTTTTCGAATCGCACGATTATGACGCATTCGTGCAGCATCTTCGCTGCCTAAATCCATCTCCTTGGCGATTGCGGAATAGTCGTAAGAGAGCGCATATTTGTAGAACAATACTGCTCTATCCTCAGTATTCAGTTTCTCGTATGCGCTCTCTATTTCTATGAGCATGACCATAGAGTTGCCGCCTTCTGATGGTGCTGGTGGCTTTCCTGGAATACCTAGATTAACTTTAGGGGCTTCTGATGTATGCCCCATCAAGATTGATGGCAATAGACTTTCTACTACCGCTGGCTCGTAATAATATAAATCTCCAATATCATAGCCAACTGACTTTGCTTTCCACTCTTGGCAATAATCCAAAGCCTGATTACGTAGGGAACGATAAATCAGATTCTTTGCATCCTTCTTACCAATCGCTTCCCACTCATCCAACTTATTAGGATGTTCGACAAACCATTGATAGAGTGATTGCTTAATGTCTTCTAACTCAACCATCTTAAATTTTTTGTGATACTCAGCAGCCACATTGACTACGATATAATTCCATGGTTCGATGCGTTCCCAGTTCATCGACGTTTACCGAATACCCTTCCTTCTACAATAAATGTGCCGTCTTTTTTAATTGGAATTAATGATGGACTTACTTTATTTCCATCAACATACAAGATGCCAAAGCCTTGTTGCCATGTAAATAATCCACCCTTGATATACTTAGCCTTGCGATAATCCATTAGATTACCAACTTCCATGCCCCATACAGTCTTAGGTGTTGAGTTTCCATACGCTTGGGTATGGTGTACTAAACCTTGTCGATGAGTATGTCCGCATACGACAGACTTGCCTGTACGCTTCGCTAGACCTAGCGCTGTCATGCCGCCAGTCTGATTCATAGAACCTTCATCACCATGCATTAGAAGCCAGCCTGGGGCTAGTTCGTATGGCTTTTCATGATAGGTAATACCTAAATCATCAAAGCCTAGGAACTCTTCAAGTTCCAATTCAGGTAGCCCGAGAAGTCCAGGAGTTCGCATCATAACTGTGTTATACAAGCGGTCGGTGTGGTTTGACCGAATGACATGCTTAACCTTTAACTTCTCGAGTACCCTCATTGTTTCGTCTCTATCCCGTCCGATAGAACGCTCGTACTCTAGTGGCGTACCCTTGGCCCACTTAGAAATAGTCTGCATATCCATTTCATCACCAACAGATACCACGCTACTAGGTTTATACGCTTTAATAAAGCGAGCAAGATTATCTACTGCACGCTTATCATGATAAGGTATCTGTAAGTCAGACACACAGACTATTGTTTTCACTTTTTACCTGCTCGTCTCTTGTTTTCTTTAGCCACATTCTTTTTATGGCTCATCGCTTGTAGGTTACTAATTCCGTCTTTACCTGCCCGTCCACCATTGTCTTTGTGGTCAACGTCTGTATTCTTAGATAGTTTTTTCCCAGTTGCTTTCTTGTAATCCAAGCGAGCCTTATTCGTTGAAGTTGTTTCAGTAGTCCCATCTTTTTTCTTTCGTTTGATGACATAGATTGGTCGTCCACCATTCTGTTTACTACCTTTGTAAGGTCCAAATATTTTCACTGTTTACTCCATATTTTTTTGGCTTCATTTAGAAGCGTATCGTTGCTTTTTGCTGTGTCCCATTGATTGCGAAGCACTAGCAATCCAATGATTGCATAGTTGGCCATATCCTTGAATGAATCTTCTAGTGATTCATGCTGCGGAGCAGCACCTCTATCTGTTAGGTTATTAATGCGAGCCAACTTATCGTGCATCCGAACACGCAATCCATTTAGTGGTCCACCTGGACTATCACTAATATTCTTTGGGCCGTAGTCACGATGCTTAGATAGCAGAAGGGTTACGAGTTCATCTGCTGTATTCCACAAGTCTGTTTCAAACTTATCTGGTGCTATTTTTGCTTTACTTACTGGCGTAAACTCACTTGCCATTATCTTCACCTTGTTTTCCATTGAGTAGATTATTTAGTTCTTCATCAAAATGTTCCATACGTACTGCTACTATCGTATCTTCAATAATGCTACGCATGTCATCTTCGCTGCGTTCTGCTGCGAATAATGTTGCATATACATCTTGAGTAGAAAACCTGATGCGCTCTGGGTCATTAGCGTGATAGTAAAAATAACGCAATAACGAACCAAGCATTAGTGAAAATCCACCAGGAAGAATGAACTTAGGGTCAAAGTCTGGTTCATCATCTTCTAGTAGGTGGTCTGTGGCATCGAAAATATTATCGAATACTTCACCACATGTTTCGCATGGTGGAAGTTCATCATACTTACTCATCATCATTCACTAATCCCATCTTTTCCCTGATGTAATCTGCTCCGTATTTAGTATAACAACTGTTGACATCTTCCCCGTCGGGCATTGAAACGATTGTAACTGGCAATTCTCTGGCAAGACTAGCGGCAAATTCTCTGCCTGGGTTGTCGCCATCTGCGAATACAAAGATTCTCTCAAAGTCTGCAAGCATTCTGTTGTAATGTTCTTTCCAACTGTTTGCTCCTGGGACACCCACGCATGGAATACCAACGCACCTAGACAAAGTAATAGTATCGAGTTCACCTTCGCATATTCCTATCCAGTCACCTGCTTTTTCAATATCTAATACGTTGTACATCTTGGTCTCTGCACCAGTCATGCCCATATACTTAGGCTCAACAGCAGGGTTAAGCGACCTAAAACGAATATCAACAACGCCAGTTTTAGTAATGTACGGAATCGAGAGCCTGCCTTGAAAGGTTTCATGACCAGTCTCAGGCTCCACGACTACGCCTAATCGCGCCAATCGTGCCGTTTCTCTTGATATGCCCCGACTTGCTAGGTAACTTTCCGCTTCCAAGATATTTTCCGCGTACTTCTGAGTGGCCCTGCCCAGTAATTCCTTCTGCAAAAGATTTTGCTTCATGTATGTCCACACCTTCTTTTCTTGCAATAATTTGTAAACTGTTGCCCTGCATACCACAAGCGAAACAATTGAATAGATTGTCGCGTGTATTGAATGAGGCGCTAGCATGTGAATCGTTATGGAACGGACACTTGATTGTCACTTGCCCTGTAGTCCTGCGCACATTAGCACCGTAGTGCTGTAGCACGGCTACAATATCTGGTAAATCACTAGTCGCCAAAGACATCGCCCAACCTTAATACTAGATATGAATCTGCAATTGACTTGCCTCTTGCTTTGATAACTACTGCTGGTAGAATTGCCCCTCTGGGAATCTTCCTTGCTTTGGCGTAGTTGTCTGCTTCACGCTGGGCTTCTTTTGTCCATCCGCTGAGGTCGATTCTACCGCTAGACCCAGGCGCTTTACATTCGAGGATACCAATACTTCCAAGAAAGTCTTTACGAACCACAACGTCGCCTTCATCAAGAGCACCAGCGAGAGCGAGACGCTCAGCGTCATAACCACGAACGCGATAGTAATCCCTAATATCAACTTCATAACCTTTACCTCTTGCCTTGTGTGCTTTTCTAGTTGTCATGCGTTCTCTGGAATATCCTCTATGTACATGTACTCTGGATTAAACGCTAACCATGTCATTAGCGAACCATTGGCATCTGCTCTACCATATCTGTTCTTAACTGGTGCTACACCCATTGATGTACCGACTGTTCCTAGTGTGCAGATTAGAGCAGGCAACTGTGCTACTTTGCCCTGGATAGCGCTACGTGGTTGGCAAGGATTGCCCATAACACCCTCTGATGTATGGTGCAATACAACAACAGCCGCGTTAGTGGCACGTGCTAACAACTTGAGTTCTTTCATAATCGCTCTCATTGAAGCAAATTCCTCACCACCATCGGTAGCGATATCCATTAGATTATCTACGACGATTAAGACTGGAGGACAACCCCAGAGTTCTTCAAACGCTCTTACTTCGTCATCGATATCTTTAAGCGTTGGGCTTGATTCGAAGGACCAAACTATATGACTTCCTTTTTGGAGGACTGCTTTAGTCCAACCAACATCAGTATTAAGTTTCTGTTCCACATCAGACTGACTCTTCCCCGAAATCATCGATGCTAAACGCATCGCCATTGTGTGCGCATTAGTATCCGCCGATACGTAAAGCGTTGGCACATTGGTCTTTAGTGCTAGTGCTAATGCTAGGGTAGATTTACCTACACCTGGAGCAGCAGCAAACATTGTAACTTCTGAACGACGTATTGATATTTTGTTCGCTTCGAAAGCCTTAAAACAAGAAGGGAGAGGTTCCCCACCAATCGATGCTCGTCCTACTGAACGTACTAGAGTTCTCAATTGCCTCTCCTATCTTGTTAAAATGGAAACACTTCGTTGTTGAGTGTTAGTTTACTGGCTTGCACTGCTCGGGACCCTGTGGCATCGGACATACCCACATCGAGTATGGATTGCCTGTCTTCTGACTGATTCCCGACTTGTACTTGCGTGGCCCGTGCTGGCATGTTGGTCCAGTTGTTCCGCTGGATGCTGGAGCCGTAGCGGATGGAGTTAGCGCCTGGGGCGGTGTTGATGATTGCGGTGCTGGCGTGCTTGCGGTGGAACTCGACGTCGATAAAGGGGATACCGTAACCGCCGTTGCTAATTGTCGCTGAGTGGCAGCAATCTGAGTTGCATAGTCACCGATGTTCTCAAGCAGTACTGATAGTTCATCCGCAGTATTAGCGCGGATATTAATCATATCACCACTTCCTACTTTGTAGGATACTTGTAACTTCCAGTCGTCTGTTGACATTAATTGCCTTCCTGTTCTTCATCTAATGGTTCAAAACCCATTGCACTGCGTGCTTCGTTCTTAGTTACGATTCCTAGTTGGTATGCTCCAAGTAGTTCGCCTAGGTTGACTGTTAGGATATCTGGCATCATTTCTCTTTCTTAGTGTAGAACTGGCAATACTCTGTAAGTCCACAGAGGTATTCACAGTTGCTGGTATTTGGTAAGAATATACCAGACTTTCTTGCTTTATCGAAGTTTGACACTAGGTACTCAATCTTTTCCATAGTGTACTCTTCTAGGTCTATCATTCCTGATAGTCCGCCACCGCGTGACATGTAATACGAACCCCATTTAACTGGGACACCAAACTGCATTTCAAGTCCTACTTTGTAGAACCCTAGTTGCAACGCGCTGACTGGTGTATTTCTGGATGTCTTAAGGTCAACGATTACTAACTCGCCATCCACTTCGAACACGCGGTCAATAACCATCTTGACTTGTACGCCAGCAATCTCTGGCATCAGGCCAAGTTCTACTGCCTTATTGCCATCAGGTGCTGTCCATAGTTTCCAATTGGGATTAGCCTTGCGCCATGAAATGTAGTTCTCAACCCATAGCGGCCCGATTTCATTCCACCATTTGGAATCTTCTTTGTTAGGATTAGCCTTGGTTGCTCGACCGCTAACTCGGGCGTTGGTTAAATCCACACCCTTAGATGATTCGGTCCAGGCTTCTTGCCAGTATTGGGTTACGCTACTCATTATCCAAATCCCACTTCTCGGTCGCTCTATGGAATGCTGTTCCACCTACAGACCAGACGGATGGTGCTTCTTCTTTTTGTAGCAATCGCCCTAGGTAATACTGGTAACCACAGGTTAGCCATGTAGTAAGTGCTGAGTACGATAAGTGCTCAGGTAGTGTATATTCTTCTAGTTGAATTGACATAGTGGTATATATTATACATTGCAGGTATGACACTCTGCAGGTAAGACCAAACCTGCATACTTGGTAACCTGTGCTATAATTGTAATTAATATATACAATAATACGAAAGCCTATAGGGCTTTCGTTAATATAATATATATTATATATATAATTATATACTATAGGAGAATCAATGAATACATTCTGGGCCGTGTACTTCGGTGCAATCCTAGCATTAATATCTCAATTCATCGTCGAAGGTGTCTATGCGGACTACCGACATAAGAAGCGTCGCAAAGAATTGCTTGCCATGTTGGAATATCTAGAAGATGAAGAAGCAGATGATGAAGATGATGACGAGGACTGTTGTTAAGTAACTTTTAGAAACGACAAAAGACCCCCTACCTAGTAGATTATACTAAGTAAGGGGTCTTCTCGTCTTAAAAAGGCCTTAGAAGGCTTCTAATGGCTACTTATCTGAGCCAACACCAAATTCTTTTTCATTCTTATCAGCCCATTTAGCCAATGGTGCAGCCAATGCGCCAATTAGCACAGCATATTCTGGCTTCATATTGGTCAACAAAGCAATGCCCATTGTGATGGCCGATGCTAGTACTGCACGAAGATATGACTTGATTGCAGCAATATCTTTCTTTGATAGAAACTTGTTCATTTTTCTCCTAGTCTTTGAACTTCGGGGTTCCGAAGCCGTGGATATATACTGGTAACTTCCTCTTGTTGTCTGCTCGGTAAGCACGAATCTTCATACATACCTCACCACCATTTGACTGGCTTCCTTTTTTGCCATCAGCGGTGGTGTTACCCTCTACAGTTGTAACTGTTCCGTCTCCATTGTCGCTAACTACAATCCCAACATGGTCAGTCTTAGCACCACCTGGGAAGTCAAAGAATGCAATGAATCCAGGCTTAGGCTTAGCGGTAGCCGCATTAACCCATAGCCCTTTACCCTGAAACTTTGCAACTCCAGCAGGGGTATAGATGCAACTAGGCATGGCAATGCCAGCCTCTTTAGCGACCCAATCAACAAAATAGCCACACCAGAACTGGCCATTATTATTGTTGTATTTAACCTTGTTTGAGTTAGCAGGATTTTCTTTTGTGCCAATTTCTGCTACTGCTATTTGGCAAAAGTCAAATCTTTGTCCCATATTAGTTTCTTTCAATAAGGATTGAGTAAATCTCATCGACTCGATTTTCAACTCGTTCGAGGCGGATAGTGTTGTTATCCACTTTATCTTTCATAGAACTGCCACCATTGTTGCTGAGTTCATGCTTAATGCCATGCATTTCTACACGAATAAGCCAACGTAGACCAGCCAAAGAACCACCAGTAATAGTAAAACCAGCAATAATAAGGCCAGCCCAATCGTTTGCTGTCATACTGTTCTCACCACAATCTCAACTACTCCTCCGAAGTTAGATAGCCCCTTATCTGGAGGCGTATTATTTGCTAGAGATACTTGTTCAATCTGAACCTGACGGTTTTCGCCAGTATTCAAATCTTGAAATGTTACAATGTCGCCAGACTCTTCCATGTCTTCAAGAGCCAACATCTTTTCAAACCCTCTACCAGCGTAACCAAATTGAGAGTTGTATTTATCTGTTTCTAAATCCATGCAATAAACATAGAAACGAATTAAGCGTTGACGAGGTGTAGCAATAGTTGCTTTTGCCTGGTAACCCTGGAAAATTGGTCCTTGACTTGCAGTAGTTGCGTCACGATTAAATGAAAACTTGTATGCTAGATATTCATGAGAACCTTCTGGCTGTGTAGTTGTCACTTCAGTAGAAGGAATTGATGAATCATATGTAATGTGGTCATATAAATCGCCATTGCGCTTAACTGTGTACATGGTTACTGAGCCATAGGTAAAATCACCACGACCAAGCAAACGCTTGTAGTTCTTTGGCTCTAATGTTCCAAAACGAATCCAACCAGTTGTTAGATATCCAGATGGTGCTAAATTAGATGCATGCTCTACATAGACATGCCCATTGTTGGTTCCATCGTTTGCTGTAGTAAATATTAGGCGTTCTGTGCCATCGGCAAAGGCACAAGATGTTGTTTGATAACCAGTGACACCAGATGAATACAAATCATTTGCATAAGCAAATCGTAAAGTTTCTAGTTCTGTGCCTAGGTCAATGCGGATAACACCAGCATCTCCATCTGCGCCAGTTGCACACCAAACATACTTATCGCGTGTAGCAAAATCATAGCAAGGTTGAGTTGTCTGTACAATAAGTGGACCATAGTTTAGCGAGCCATCTGTATCAGATACGACTGCAACGCGTACACCCTTGCTTGTACCAATAAGCATATAGCCTAAATAATAGTGAATCTTATGAACTACTTCACCAACTGGAAGTTCAGCAGCAACAATAGCATTAGTTAATGTTGGCAAAGTTCCTGTAGAACTTAGTGTATACTTATGAATAGTAGATTGAATACCATTATAACCAGCGGTATAAATAGCAGCACCTGATGCCGCAATAGATGTATATACATATGAGGAAGATGGATGTGTATAGATTGCTGTTGGCATTGCAGATGCTGATGAAGAAAACTCATAAACTTTATCATTGACACACATGATAATACGTTCTTTTACATATTCCATTACTGCATTAGACACCACGATAGATGGCGATGTGAACATAGTTACTTCATCAGCGGTGGATGCAGAAGAACCAGTAAGTGGTTTCTTAATAACAGTTAGTTTATTGCCAGCACCAGAAGTGTTAGTTACCCAATATGCATATGAACCATCATCGCATATACCATAAACTGGATATGCTGTTCCAGAATTGTAGTCAATAAAATGAACGGGATTAGTTGGGTCTGTGACGTCAATCTTATCTACATCATATCCGTCATGAAGTAATACACCAGAAGTACTATTCCATTTAATAGAACGAGACTGTTGTAATGAGCGACCATTAGTCTGAATAGGTGTTGTAACTACGTGACCCTCAGTAACATCCTTAAGTAGAGTTACTTGACCCTTAGACCAGACATTTACACCTTTACTATCAGAGAATCGATAATGACCATTCTCATCAGTAGTTGCTGGGTCAAAGAAACGAATACCAGTTCCACTATGGAATGATTGCTGAGAGCGTAGCCACCAACCAGTGAGAGACTGCTCCCCTGGCTCGTTACCGTTGTCAAACTGGTCTTTTCTAAATGGGGCGGTCTGACGAAGATACTGACGGCTATCATTTGTAGCAAGAACAAAAGGAATACCGCCGACCGCTATATCATATGCAATGTCTGTATTTTGCCATAATGAAGAACCAGTAACGATACCAACGTCTACGGCAATAGCACGCGTAGCACGACCTTCGGTTATATCTCTAGCCACATTACTCCTTAAGTCATAAAATAATAAATGACCAGTTTATCCACTTGGTCAGGTGGTCTTGCTAGGTATTAATTATTCAGCAGATGGTTCTGGCAATGCTGCTAGTTCTGCTTGATGAGTTGCAATAGCAGCCTCAAGAACTACAAGTGCCTTATCAGCAGCAGCAACCCCATCAGCATCTCCAACTGATTCACAAGTAGTCTTGTTGAGTGAGTGCTGATATGCCTCAGCAGCAAACTGTGATACTCGCTGAGTTAAGATGTTACGCTTCTGCTCATCTGTTAGTAGTGATGCATAGTCAATTGACATTAGTTTTGTCCTTCTGTTAAGTCAGTCTCGTCAGACTGAGGTCCCGATATTGTATCAGATATTTTTGGTATGTCAAGTATTGTCCAAGATAATGTTGATTCGTCCCATTGGTACACAGGTTCTAACCAATACTCTTCTTGGTCAGGTGTATATGGGTTAACTGGCATAGGTAGTGGTGGCTCCCAAATACAAGTTTCTTCATTTAGAATCCAAGAAGAAAATGGTTGAGGCGCAGTAAATGCATCCCGAATCGAGTCATAGGTATATCCAATACCAGCAAAGTTTTTGCGAATATTTCCATTGTAAGATGTTTGAATCCAGTTACCACCAAATAACGATTGGCAAAATTCTACGCCTTTGGCTTCTGATTCGTTGTCATCTTCATCAAGTAGTTCGTTATTATGAATAACAATTACTTGTTTAACTACATTGTTTTCATCTAGTTCTGCAAAGTGTGCCATTAGAATGTAATACTCCCTGAACCTGTCCATTTATAAACTTTATAGCCGCCAGCATTGGTATAAGTAGGAGAACCAGTTGTTGATGTAGCATCAGGATACGTATCTGCATAACGAATAATTACAATACCTGAACCGCCTGCTGCTCCTTGAGCAACCCCAGTAACAGTGCCTTCTTTAGCAGCACCACCGCCACCGCCTAAATTGGTTCCACCTGCTGTTCCAGTGGTTCCAGCATTACCGCCACCACCAGCACCACCAACACCATAATTGTAACTTCCATAGGAAGCACCAGTTGCACCACCGCCGCCAGCATAAGTTACAGATGTTCCAGAAATTGATGATGCAGTTCCAGCACCACCAGCACCACCAGCGCTAGCGCCAGCAGCAGGGCTTTGACCAGCAGTGCTAGCACCACCACCACCACCACCTGCCGAAGCAGGGCTGCTTGCATTTGCTGTGCCACCATTATTTCCTTGACCAGATGTTCCAGTACCACCAGCACCATTACCTGTGGCTCCACCGCCACCAGAACCACCATTCTTTCCAGTAATTCCACCAGTGCCAACATAACCACCAGCACCACCGCCACCAGTTGATGTAATGGTGGAAAATACAGAATCATTTCCACTACTTCCAGCATTAGAATATGTGTAAGGAGCGGTAGTTCCACCAGCGCCACCAGCACCAACTGTAACAGTAATAGAAGAACCAGCGGTTACGGCAAATCCTGATGCGGTTCTAAAACCACCAGCACCACCGCCACCTACAGCGTAACCAGCAGCAGAACCACCACCACCTGCAACAACTAAGTATTCAACTGTAGGTGTAGTTATTTTTCCTTTTAAGGAGCCAATTAATCCACCAACAACACCAGTCATCAAGTTAATCCATTTCCTGAGATAATCCAAGTAGTAGATGCAATCTTAACTGCAGTAGCCATACCAAATGCAGCAAGTGTACGAGAACCAGTAGTTCCTGTACCTGCTAGGTACATTGTATCTGTTGTAATTGCAATGGTTGTTGTAGCACCAGAGCCAGAAACAAAGGTAAGTGTTGTGCCTACTGGTAATGCTAGGTTAGCATTTGAATCAATAGTTACTGTGCGAGTTGCAGTTGAGTAGATATGCTTACCAGCATCTGCTGCTACTACTGTGTATGCACCAGTGGTTGTAGAGTTCTGAGGTAGACCCATATAACCACCACCAACTGCAGCAGTAGATGTAGTACCTGCTGCAATAGAGTTGATAGTTGTATTGCCTGATGAATCAATACGCATACGCTCGGCGCCATTAACATTAAAATACATTAAATAAGCGCCATTGACTGTAAATCCGCCACCGTAATTGTTTACATAATCAACATATAAACCTGTATTAGAACCAGCGGCTAAACGCAAAATTGGATTAGTCGCATTATATATATGTAAATTTGTACTTGGGGTTGATGTGCCAATACCAACATTTCCAGAAGCATCAATGCGCATACGCTCAGTATCATTTGTTCTAACTACTAATGCGTGGTTAGACCAAGTTCCAACTTGACCAACATTGGATGTTAATCCAATTGTATTTAAGCGAGCATCAACTGCATTAGTTGTCGCTCTGACTCGGATTGAAGAACCATCTGCTCTTGCAACATCTAAATCAGTTGCTGGACCAGTTCCTATACCAATTCTGCCAGATGAATCTACTCTAGTTAGAACAGTTGCAGCACTATCTTGAATTTGCAACAAGTCACCAGTCTGTGATGCTGCGCCTTGGATAATAAAACCAACATCTGATGCAGTTGTATTTATAACACGCGCCATTGCACCGCTAGTAAGAGTTGCACCAATACCTGTGCGACCTGCAAAGTAGTTGGCTGCAGTTCCAGCCATATAAAGGTTATAGGTATTTGATGCTGATGCAAGGTTGCCGAAAAATGCGTAATTATTTGTAGCGCCTGTTAAAGTTGCAGCAGCAAAAAAACCATATTGGTTAGTTATAGAAGAACCAGCACCAATAGTTCCTTGATTTGCAATATAATGTCTAAGATTGCCTAATGTAAATGATGCTGCTTGTGTTGAAGCAACTGTTTGAAAATATCTAATATCAGAATTAGCATCAGATTGAATTACTCCTTGATTAACAAGACCATAAGCAACAGTAGCGCCAGTTATATTTTTAGCAATATTTACAGTTGCACCTGTAGCAGTAGTTGCACCAATACCAACTTCACCAGCAGAGTTAATACGCATACGCTCTACTGGCGATACTGAACCACTAGGCGTAGTGTTAATTGTAAGTATTCCTGGCATAGAGCCAGCAGCAGGAGTTCCTTCTGTAAGAGCAGTAATATATACACCTGGTTGATAAGATGCTCCATCATATCCAGAAAATTGTAATTGACCTATAGCATCTGCACTTGATAATAGTGTCGGGCTACTTATAGTGCCTCTTGCTTTACGCAATGAAACTACTGGACCATTTACATTTGCATCTGCTCTTGTATTTTGAATAAATGTTCTACCATTTGCGGCTACATCAAGATTTTCTGATGGTGCTACACCAATACCAACCTTACCTGCATTATCAATTACAAATGGGCTTGCATCTGGATTAGCAGAATCTTCAACAAGAAGTGAATTGCCTGTACCTGTATTGGTAATGCGTAGTGCATCAGTTGTGCTAGATGCAGTAATTACTGCAGTATCTAAAGTAGGTGCAACACTCATAGCAAATGTAGTGCCAGTACCAGTCTGAGATGCAATAGATGTTGCAGCACCTACAGATGTAATTGGACCAGTCAAGTTGCTTGGAGCACTTGCAATAATAGAATCTGCGTATGCTTTAGTTGCAGCATCAGTTGAAGCAGTAGGTGTGCCAAGACCTGTAATCTTGTTAGTGCCCATAGCAA